AGATAAACTGATAGGACAGACGGTAGGAAGATAGATGGAACAGATGGAAAGATGGACGGACAGATTGAAAGGAAGAACAGATAGATCAACAGATAGATCAACAGACAGATGAACAGATAGGACAGATGGATAGACGGGATAGATAGATGGATAGATAGATCAGATAGATGGATAGATAGATCAGATGGACAGACAGACAGATAGACAGATAGACAGATAGATAATTGAGCTGTAGAAGATTACTAAGAGACATAGGAAGAGGTATGGGCGTGGTATGGGTGATGGTTGGTACAGATTGATTGGGGGCTGGGTAAATCTATTTGACTTTCTAAATGGATGCGGGTGGTAGAAAGGTAGGGGCAGCACCCAACCCCAAAATTTACAATACGGAAAACTATGACAATAGCCTATATAAAGTAATGAGTAACTGGCTAATGTCACACTGTAAATATTATTAGAACAATGTGATTATAATGGAGTAACGTAAAAAACAAGTATAATATGGCATTTAAACAAAACGGAAATCCTTTTAAGAAAAGGATGGCAGCAGAAGATATTAAGTCATATATGGATGGGGAGTACAGAGGTAATGACCCGAAAGAACTACTTGAACGCCAACGAAGAGTTTATCAAGAAAGATCTATGGGTAATATCCAAAGAAGATCTGATGCTATTAAATCTGGCGCTGGATCTTTTGAAAGAATAGACCCAAGAACTGGTGAGATTAGAAGGCTGACTAATAAGAAGATTAAATCTACCATGATTAAACCAAATATGTCAGCTGTAGATGTATCTCCAAGAGTAAAACCTGCTAGTACAAAAAGAAGTGCCACTGAAAGAATAGAAACAAGACAAGGAAGTGAGCTTACTAGAAGACAAAAGAGGTTAATGGCTAAAGGTAAGACTTACAAAGCATCGAAAATATCAAAGCGTAGAGCAGAACGCGCTAAAAGAAGAGCTGCAAGAAGATAAATAATAACTAAACCAAACACAGATGACCTATTATTACTACAAAACCAGTACACTTAACACTGGTAAACCTATTGTTACTGACGAAAAACTAGCCGAATGGAAACATTTAGCTAATAAAAAGAACTGGAGAATAACACAGTTATCAAATGGATACTACCAAACAGAAGTCAACAGCCCAAATGACCCGGATAAATGGGTCGATGTCACACGTCGAGAGACTATCGATGGGGCTGAAAGTGCTATCAACGGCAGTGTCGAACATTTTAGTAAAAAAGTGGAGTTCCTTAATGGACCAAAAGTAATAAAAACTTTCGAATAGATAGTATATACAATTTAATTTAATTTAATTCAATACATTATGGAATATAACTTACCAAGCGAATTGGTTAAGAACCTTGACTTCGGCAATGAAGCAAAAAACAAAGTAATTGCTGGGGTAAATAAGTTAGCACAAGCCGTTAAATCCACATTAGGCGCGTCGGGTCGCTGCGTTGTGTATGAAGATGGACGAGGCAAACCGGTCATAACAAAAGACGGAGTAACCGTTGCAGAAAGCGTAGTCTTATTTGATCCGGTTGAGAACATGGGTGCAACTTTAATTAAGGAAGCCGCTAGGAATACTGTGAAAGAGGCTGGCGATGGTACAACTACCGCTACCGTACTAGCCGAATCACTCATTAAATCTATAGATTCTGCCGTCGCTGCAGGATTATCAATCAGAGAAATTAAAGATGGGGTTAATCAGTGTCTAGAAGAAGTTCTAGAGCACTTAAATAGCACTGCTGTAGAAGTAGAAGGCGACATGCTTAAGTCTGTAGCTGCTATATCCTGCAACAATGACGAGAATTTAGGGCAAATTATCGCAGAAGCCTACGAAAAAGTGGGTAAACACGGTGTAGTTTTGATGGAGGAAAGCGAATCTGAAGATACTTACGTTGAATTAGTGGATGGAGCGCAGATAGACTGCGGTATTACGTCCCCTCACTTTGTGACTAACACTGAAAAGCATATATGTGAACTAGATAATCCATATGTTTTGACTGTTACCTCTGAAATCCCTAATATACGTAAGATTCAAGGAGTATTAGAGCATGTGATTAAACAAGGTAGAGCGTTACTTATAGTGGCTCCAGTATCTCAGCAAGTTAAATCTGCTTTATTGATGAATAAAGTTAAGGGTAACATTAAAGTAAATATAATTGATCCACCAGGATTCGGACCTACACGCAAAGATGCTATGGAGGACCTAGCTGTATTGACAGGTTCCACTGTAATTAATGAAGAACTTGGTGATGACTTAGATCTAATAAAGCCTGATTGTTTAGGAGAGGTTGAGTTTTGTGTAACTGACGATAGAAATACTACGATTACTCTTGATGGTACTACAAATTCTGTATTAGAAAGGATAGTTGAGGTTAAGGCTAAGATAACTGAAGAGAAGAATGGGTTTATAAAGAAGAAGTTAGAGCAGAGGTTGGCTACTCTATCTGGTAGTGTAGGTATTATTAAGGTAGGTGCTAACTCTAAAGTAGAACTTAAAGAAAAGAAAGATAGAGTAGAAGATGCTATATATGCTACTAAGGCTGCATTGCAAGAAGGTATAGTACCAGGAGGTGGAGTTGCATTATTAAACGCATCGGAAAAAATTCTCTCCGGACAAGCCGGAGGTGTATTGCTTGAAGCACTAAGGTCTCCATATGAGACTATACTATCAAATGCAGGATTAGACATGTTAGACACCGACGGTGATGTTGGCACTGGTATAGACGTAGTGACTGGTGAATGTGTTAATATGGTTAACTCTGGTATCATAGATCCAGTGCTAGTTACTAAGACTGCTTTAAAGAATGCTGTAAGTGTAGCTTTAACTATAATGTCAGCTGATTGTGTAATCTCAAATATACGTGTTAATGAAGGCAGTTAATGATTGGATAGTTATAGATACTATTAAGGAGGAAAAGAAAACCTCGGGAGGTTTATTACTGACTGATGATACAGATCTAGATAATAGATATAAGAAGGCTAAAGTAATATCTGTTGGCGACTTAGCGGACGTAATCAAAGAAGGTATGATTGTTATGTACGATAAGCACGCTGGTCATGATATTGATTATGATAATACGCTTTATAGAGTTATAAAACTAAGAGATGTAGTATTAGTAGAATGAGGTTAACAGCTCAAGATCTAAAAGATAGACACTTCTTAAAGTATTACAGACTAGTAAGGAAGTGGGTTTGCAAAGCTAATAACATAAAGGATGCTGATCTAGAGTTACTAATATATTTAAACTGTCTAAATAGATTTACTAGAGACGATTTCATTAATGGTGCATATGCTTACACATGGGATAAGCATAGATGGGAAAGGTTGAGAAAAGATGGTTGGATAGAAGCTTGGAGGCATAGGAACAGAACAACAATAAAGTATACTGTTTACAAAACGTCTTTTAAGTGTAATCATATGATAAGTAGAATATATAGAATTCTACTAGGTGAGGAAGATATACCTACTTCGATAACAAGCCCTTACTATAGCAATATATCATATACAGATAAAGTTATGAATAAGTCTATAGATGACATGATAAAAGATAAAGATAGATAATGAATAGAAATACTCCTATACTTAGAAAAAACTTAGACAATGGTGTACTTGGCGAGGCTAACCTAGATGGGAGTGTGTATATCGATAAATCTGTCAAGAAAGGCAGTCAACAAGAGAAGGACATAATAGCTCATGAAAGCTTCCATGCTAAGCAAATTAAAAACGGAGTTTTATCTTACACTGACGACAAAGTTATTTACAGAGGTAAGGAATACGAGAGAAAAGATGGTAAGATAAAATACAATGGTAAATTCTATACTGAAGGTAGTAACGTATTTCCTTGGGAGCAGGAAGCTAACGAAGCTATAAGTGGTAAATATTTTGACGACTTTGATTACTCAGAGTTTAAGAAAATAAAACCACCTAGTGATAGTTCTTTTAATACCATGTTGGAAGTTAAAGCTTTAAATAAAATACCTTTAAATAAAGACTTTGTTAAAAAAAATGACGATATAGAAAAAGCTTTTAAAGAGTTAGCCAAAAGAAAAAACATAAAAGATTACGATGAGACTATAGCTGCTGAACTTATAAAAGAATCAGCACCTATAATTTTAGATTTAAAAAATCATTTCAACAGACCAAGACCTAAAGAAGTTGCTGGTAAAATAAATGTTACTATGCAAGATATAGAAATGGAATCAATGAAAACAAAGTCTTACCCATCAGGTCATTCAGCTCAAGGGTTTTTAGTAGCACTAGTATTAGGTGATAACTACCCACAGAAAAGAGAAGACTTTAAAAATCTAGCTAAAAAAATATCTTATAGTAGGAGAGTAGCTCACGCCCACTATAAGAGTGATAGTAAATTTGGTGAGCTCCTAGGGAAATCAATGTACAAACACATCAAAAACAAACAATCATGATGAAAAAAGCTCCTGCTAAGATGATGAAAAAATCACCAGCAAAAATGGCAAAAAAGTCTCCAGCAAAGATGATGAAAAAATCTCCTGCTAAAAAAGCTTTAGTTGGTAAACAAAACAACTTACCAAAAGAATTGAAAGATAAGATACTAGCTTCACCTGCTAAGATGCTTAAACCTGCAGCAATGAAGTTAATGAAGAAAGATTCACCAGCTAAGATGATGAAAAAGTCTCCAGCTAAAATGAACTATAAGAATAAGTAAATGGGATTACTGCAGAAAGTATTATCTACTGGAGCAGGTAAACTTATAAAAGATGTTGGTGGGGTCTTAGATGACCTCACCACTTCTAAAGAAGAAAAGTTAGCTGCTGAGCACAAGATTAAAGAGTTAATATCTAACCACGAGTTAGAGATGCAAAAGCAAATAACAAATCGCTGGGAAGCAGATATGAAGTCTGACTCTTGGCTATCAAAGAATGTTAGACCGCTAGTTCTTATATTTCTAGTTGTATCAACAGTGTTAATGATATTTATTGACGCTGGTGCTATATCATTTAATGTAGAAGCTAAGTGGACCGACTTATTGCAATTAGTATTAATAACAGTTATCGGTGCTTACTTCGGTGGTAGATCGATAGAAAAAACAAAAAAGTAATTAAATTTTATTATGGCAACTAAAAAAGAAAAAGTGATTGACTTAAAACCAAAAGCAGAAAAAGTAACTAAAGAAGAGTTTAGAAACTTACAAGCTGTTGTAGACCAAAACAACAACATAACGTTTAGGTTAGGACAATTAGAAATTGAAAAGCATGAATTAGTACATAGACATGCAGACGTTAGAAGGAGAATAATTGAGTCTCAGAAAGAGTTAGTCGAGAAGTATGGTACTGCTAATGTTGACTTAGAAACTGGTGTTATTAATTACCCTAAAGAAGAGGAGGATAATGATGGAGAGTCACGTAATTAGAAAAATAACTATTGGCAAAGACTATAAAAACGATGCCATGCACTACTCAGTTGGGCAAGACGTTTATGGTGGTCATACTATTTGTGATATACTAGAAGAAGAAACTAAGTATTCTGTATATATTAGAAAGAAAGACGTAGTCATACCGTGGAAAGATTTTAATAAGAACATGGCTATATCAGTAGAGTATGACTTGAAGTACTAATGAGACCAGTATATGATTTTATAGTAAAACCAAGTGGTGACAGGTACAATAATTCTATAGAAGTAGGTGATAAAAAATTAATATTAAACACGGAAATATTTAATCATCAGTATGTTAATCGCGAGGGTATTATTTATAATACTCCTATTTGTAATCCTAATGGGTTACGAGCAGGAGAAAGAGTATTAGTTCATCACAATGTATTTAGACGTTGGCACAACGTTAAAGGTGTTGAAAAAAACAGTAGAAGCTTCTTAAGTGAAAATGAATACATAATCTCTGAAGATCAGATTTTTATGTATAAACGAGATGAAGTATGGAATTCTATGCCTGGTTACACGTTTGTTAAACCTATAAAGAGTAAAGACAAGTATAGTACAGCGCCTGAACAACCGTTAATCGGAGTCGTTAAATATTCTGACGGCACTTTTCTACCAACTCAATTAGTAGGCTTTAGACCTAATAGTGAGTATGAGTTTGTAGTAGATGGGCAGAGATTATACAGAGTCATGAACAATTTTATTACAATTGAATATGAATACAAAGGAGACGAAGAGGAATATAATCCAGGCTGGGCGGAGAGCTGTGGAAGAGCTAATTAAAGTAGCTGAAGAACCTATTGTAGATTCTGACGATGACATATCAGCAGATAGACTTAAGAACGCTGCTGCAACTAAAAAGCTAGCTATATTCGATGCTTTCGAGATATTGAATAGAATAGAAGATGAAGAGAGAGTTTTGAATGATCTAGATAAACCTAAAGAAAGCAAACCTAAATTTCAAGGTTTCGCTGAAGGAAGAAGTAAGTAATGTACAAGCAATCATTATATAAAGTTATAGAACCAATAAAACTTACTACTATTAAAAGACTTAATAAAGGTAAGAAGTGGGAGTATGGTTATGATAAAGAAAGCGATGTAATAGTCATATCTAAATCTGGTCAGATAGGTGAAATACTTGAAATACAAGGTTTAAAAATAGCTTTACCAAAAGTACCTAAAGAAGTCTTTAGTTGTTCGAAGAAGAAAGAAGAACAAAAATGGAATAGATTTGAAACTAATAAAGCTTTTAGTAAGATAAAGACTAGGTTCGATTGGGACGATTATCCTAAAGAGTTTAAAGAACTACATTACTCATACATAGATCAAGAGTTTAATAGAAGAGAGAACGGTTTTTGGTTTATGAATAATGGTGTACCAACATATTTACCAGGTAGCTACTATATGTATTTACAGTGGAGTAAGATTGACGTTGGTGCTCCTGATTTTAGAGAGGCTAATAGATTATTCTTTTTATTTTGGGAGGCCTGTAAAGCTGATAGAAGATGCTATGGCATGTGTTACTTAAAGAATAGACGTTCCGGGTTTTCTTTTATGAGTTCAGCCGAAACGGTTAACTTAGCTACTCTAGCAAGTGATAGTAGATTTGGTGTGCTATCCAAAAGTGGTGGTGATGCGAAGAAAATGTTTACAGATAAAATAGTACCTATAAGTCTAAATTATCCATTCTTCTTTAAACCAATACAAGATGGTATGGATCGACCAAAGTCAGAATTAGCATATCGTATACCTGCTAAAAAGTTTACTCGTAGAAAAATGGGTGTTCATGAAGAGCAAGATGATATGGAAGGTCTAGATACTACTATAGACTGGAAGAATACTGGTGACAACAGTTATGATGGTGAAAAGCTTTCTCTACTAGTCCACGATGAAAGTGGTAAATGGGAGAGACCTGATAACATATTAAATAATTGGCGAGTTACTAAAACTTGTTTAAGACTTGGTGGTAGGATAGTAGGTAAGTGCATGATGGGATCAACATCGAACGCTCTAGATAAAGGTGGTGATAATTTTAAAAAACTATATGAAGACTCTAACGTTACAAGAAGAAATAGAAACGGCCAGACTAAATCTGGCTTATATTCTTTGTTTGTCCCAATGGAGTGGAACTATGAAGGATTTATTGATGAGTTCGGACTTCCAGTATTTGATACACCAAGTGATGACAGGAGAGGACCTCATGGTGAACTAATAGATATAGGTGTTGTAGATTATTGGGAGAACGAGGTTGATGGATTAAAAGATGACCAAGATGCTTTAAATGAATTCTATAGGCAATTTCCTAGATCAGAGGAGCATGCGTTTAGAGACGAGACGAAGAACTCACTATTTAATCTTATCAAAATATACGAACAGATTGATTACAACGAAGGTAATAGAAACTCATCTGTATTAACCACCGGTAATTTTCAATGGGTCAACGGGGTTAAAGATACTAAAGTAGTATTTAATCCAGATCCTAATGGTAGATTTAAAGTGAGTTGGGTTCCTGGAAAGAATTTACAAAATAATGTAATATTAAAAAATGGAATTAAGTATCCTGGAAATGAACATATTGGTGCGTTCGGCTGCGATAGTTACGACATTAGTGGCACTGTTGATGGTAAAGGCTCTAAAGGAGCGTTACATGGACTAACGAAGTTTAGTATGGAAGATGCTCCAGCTAATACTTTTTTCTTAGAGTATTTAGCTAGACCACAGACTGCAGATATATTCTTTGAAGATGTGTTGATGGCTTTAGTTTTTTACGGCATGCCGATACTAGCAGAGAACAATAAACCAAGATTACTTTATTATCTACGTAGAAGAGGTTATAGGAGTTTCAGTATGAATAGACCTGATAAGATATGGAATAAATTGTCAACTGCAGAAAAAGAAGTTGGTGGTATGCCTAACTCAAGCGAAGACATAAAGCAAGCTCATGCAGCGGCTATAGAAATGTATATAAATGATCACGTCGGTTTACTTGATGATGGTACTTACGGTACAATGTATTTCAATGAGACACTTAATGATTGGAGTAAATTTAATATAAATAAAAGAACTAAGCACGATGCTGCTATAAGTTCAGGTTTAGCCGTTATGGCTTGTAACCGACATATGTATAGACCAAACCCAGAAGCTAAGAAGCAACCACTAGGTATTACAATATCTAAGTACTCTAACACCGGATTTAACTCAACAATAATAAAAAAATAGATTATGGCAGAGTCTGCGATGAATTATTTTCCTTCTCAAGCAGTTAGCGATTTAGAGAAGATGACATATGAATATGGTTTAAAGGTCGCAAGAGCTATAGAGCAAGAATGGTTTAGTGAGACTCATGATAAATATTATAATAATAGAAACAACTTTCATAAGCTAAGGTTATACGCAAGAGGTGAACAGCCTATACAAAAATATAAGAACGAGCTTTCTATAAATGGTGACTTAAGCTACTTAAACCTAGACTGGAAGCCAGTACCTATTGTGCCTAAGTTTGTTGATATTGTAGTTAATGGTATGGCTCAAAGATCTTACGAAGTAAAAGCATACTCTCAAGACTCGTATGGTGTTAGTAAAAGAACTGAGTATATGGAGTCTATGCTTAGGGATATAAGAAGTAAAGAGTATAACGACTTAGTTAAGCAAAACTTAAACGTAGATCTTTACGAAAATCCAAAAGAAAAATTACCAGATACAGAGGAAGAGTTGGCGTTGCATATGCAGCTAGACTACAAGCAAGCTGTAGAGTTAGCTGAAGAGCAGGCTATAAATGTTTTAATGGATGGAAGTAAGTTTGATCTAACTAAGAGAAGATGCTTGTATGATTTAACTACTATAGGTATCGGTGCTACTAAAACTACATTTGACTTTAGCGATGGCGCTAAGGTTGAATACGTTGATCCAGCTAACTTGGTTTATTCTTATACAGATTCACCATACTTCGATGATATATATTATGTAGGTGAAGTTAAAGAAGTTCCTATAAATGAATTGGTAAAACAATTTCCTGGGTTAACCGAAGATGATATTAAAGATATAGTTGAAGGACCTAGAAGTTCTATGAAGAGTTATCAAAGTAATAGACATTATAATAATAGAGATAATAACAAAGTAGATGTATTGTATTTTAATTACAAGACACATAAAAATAACACATACAAGTTAAAAGAATTAAGTACTGGCGCCGATAAAGTTATAGAGAAAGATGATACTTTCAATCCACCTACAGATATGGAAGGTAACTTTTCTAAATTAGAAAGGGTGATGGAGTGCATGTATGAAGGTGTTATGATACTAGGTACAGATAAGTTACTTAAGTGGGAGATGGCTAAGAACATGCTACGTAATAAATCTAATTTTGATAAAGTTAAGATGAACTACAGCATTGTAGCTCCAAGAATGTATGAAGGTAGAATAGAATCCATAGTAGGTAGAATAACAGGTTTTGCTGATATGATACAACTAACTCATTTGAAGATGCAACAAGTTATGGCTCGCATGGTTCCAGATGGTGTATACTTAGATGCAGACGGTTTAGCTGAAATAGATCTAGGTAATGGTACTAATTATAATCCTCAAGAAGCTTTAAATATGTTTTTCCAAACTGGTTCGGTTATTGGTAGATCATTCACTTCTGAAGGAGATCAAAATCCTGGTAAAGTACCTATACAACAAATACAGAATGGATCTGGTGGTAACAAGATGCAAGCTTTAATACAGACTTATAATTATTACCTTCAAATGATTCGTGACGTCACCGGTTTAAATGAAGCTAGAGACGCATCAACACCAGACAAGAATGCTCTAGTTGGTATACAAAAGCTTGCAGCCGCAAACTCTAACACAGCCACTAGACATATACTACAATCAATGTTGCTACTAGCTTCTGAAACAGCTGAAGCTTTATCACTTAGAATATCCGACATCATAGAGTATTCTCCAACACGTGAAGCATTTATACATTCAATAGGTGCGCACAATGTAGCTACGCTAGAAGAAATGTCAGATTTACACTTGTACGATTTCGGTATATTCATAGAGTTGATGCCTGATGATGAAGAAAAGCAAATGCTAGAAAACAATATTCAAATGGCTTTAGCACAAAAGTTAATAGACTTAGATGATGCTATAGATTTACGCGACATAAGAAACGTTAAACTAGCAAATCAACTTCTTAAAATAAAAAGAAGAAAGAAGGTGGAGAGAGATCAAGCCATTCAACAGCAGAATATCCAAGCACAATCTCAAGCAAATGCTCAAGCTCAGCAAGTAGCAGCTCAAGCTGAAATACAAAAGAATCAAGCTAAGGCTCAAATAGACATGCAACTTGAACAACAGAAGAATGATCTAAAACTAGAGTACTTACAAAAAGAAGCTGCTGTCAAGAAAGAATTAATGAACCACGAGATGTTTATTAATATGGAGCTTAATGGTATGCAGGATAAAGCTTTAGAAAAAAGAGAAGAGAAAAAAGACAATAGAGCTGACGCTAGAGAAGCAAGAAAAAGTGGTGAATCCGTTAAAAAGTTTGAGTCATCAGGTAATGATGTAGTAGGAGGTGGACTCGGTTTAGAGCGGTTCGAACCCAGATAGTTAATTATATAATATTTTATTATGGCAGAAGAAATTAAAGAAGAAGTAACTGAAAAGATTACTGTGAACCAGGGTGATCCTGGTGATGAACAAGTAGAAAAAGTAGATCTAAGTAAATTTGAAAGTGCTGATGATGATAGCGTCATCAAGGTAGATCTAAGTAAACCCCCAACCAATGAAACTAAAGAAACAGAAGCTGACACAACAGGAGTGGTGGGAAGCAATGAAAACACCGACACCGCAGAGAAACAAGAAGAAGTACAGCCGGAAGGAGAAGTACAAGAAACAGAAACACCAGTACTAGAAGAAGTAACTGACGAAGAAGTTGAAGCTGTAGAAGAAGAGGTTACCGAGGCTATAGCGGAAGCAGAAGCTACTGGAAAACCTTTACCAGAGAATATTCAGAAGTTAGTTGATTTCATGGAGGATACTGGTGGAGATATAAACGATTACGTAAGTTTAAATAGAGATCTAACAAAGTTAGATGACTCTGAAATACTAGATGAGTATTATAGAAAAACTAAATCTCATTTATCAG